GATATTGAGTATGACGAAAAGGCGGGGAAGGAGCTTTATGAAATCGGGATGGAATTGCTTGCCAACGACAAGGAAGCGGTGCTTAATTATGTCATCGTCAAAGCCCTTAAATATACCGCCGAGTTTTACAAAGAAGGAAAGAAAAAGGCTTCTAAAAAAGGCGATGGGGATAATCTTGGGTGAGGGTCATCCAAAGCGAAAGGCCGGAAGAACATTGGTGGATGGCAAATTGCGCCAACAAATCCATCCTTGATCTTGGTTGCGCCTATAACGACCAGGACGATGAGCAGACAAGGGAAAACAAGCTTGGAACCCCGCATTATTTTCTAGGCCAAAATCCTTCAGCGTATCTTGGGATTGACTTCTACAAGCCCGATATTGTGGAATTTAAGAAGGAGTTTCCCCAAGCAACATTCCTTTGCGACTCCATAGATTCAGCGGCCAAAATCCAAGGCTATATTACCGAGGCCAAGCCTCAGATTATCAAGTGCGATATTGAGGGGGCGGAAATTCTTTTCATTGGCTTGCCAAAGATGCCTTTTGTTGAGGAACTTTGCGTTGAACTGCACGGCTCCCATATAGAAAAACCCTTTTTGGAGTGGGCGGGGAATCTTGGGTTTGGGCTGGAGGATAGGGCGATTCTTGGCAAGCATCCCCATATCTCGGTTGTTTGGCTTAAAAAATGAGGATCGTGGCCGCTTTCCAAGATGGGGATGAAAGGGTTAATTACGCCAAGGCTCTTTGCCAATCCTCGATCAAAAGATTCTATGGTATCGAGCTTGTCGAAATCCCCGGAACCCCAAGGCCATTCTTTAATGATATGCTTCAAAAGGCAAGCGAGGGAGATGGGGATTATTTTGGGTGGATAAATGGCGATTGCCAACTTCTTATTAACCCCATTAGCCTAATTGGAATGCAAGCCGATGTTTTTGGAATGAGAAGAATTGAGCTAGGAACAGGGGAGAAGTGTGGCGGAGTGGACGGCTATATCATTAAAAAGAGTTTTTGGAACGATGTTCTATCAAAAGACCAGCCAAGAATGTATGTCGGCGGAACCCATGTGGATTGGTGGATAACAAGGGCAACGCAAAAATTCGGCAAATATGATGAAGGATTTTATCTTGCCCATATTCCCCATGAAAGAACAGCGGCAAGCAGGGGAACAGATGATTATGGGAAAAACAACCTTGACCAATACAACGCTTGGGCTGATAGGAATGGAATATCAAAATGCTGACCATCTTTACCATCGTTCTCAACGGCTCTCCCTATATTCAAAGGCATCTTGAAATATTTGATAAGCTAAAGATTCCTTGGCAATGGCGGATTGTCGAGGGGGTAAGCAATCCAAGAAACTGCACAAGATGGTGCAGGGAGATTCCCCCCAAATGGCATAAGAATTTTGTTTCCATAGATGGAACCCATGAATATTTGAAGGAGCTAAAACACCCCAATGTTTTGTCGGTAAGCCAAAACGCACCCTGGGATGGCAAGATTGAAATGATTCAAAAGGCTCTGGAGGGAGTGAGCGATGGGGTGGTTATGGAGATTGACGCTGATGAGTTTTGGACTCCAGAGCAGATAGAAAGAATCTATGATCTCCTAAAGGACAGAACAGCGGGGGTGACGGCACAGTTTCATTGCAACTATTATATCGGGAAAAAGGTTGTCGTTAGCCGAAGCGGACTAGGCTCTTATCCTTACGAATGGTATCGGGCTTGGAAATGGGGCGACAGAACTTGTTTTGTAAGCCATGAACCCCCTCTATTAAACTACCAGCCAGCACGGATTCCAAGGGGGTTCACCGAGGAGCTTGGACTTGTGTTTGAGCATTATGCTTATTCTTTGCCAGCCCAAGTCAGCTTCAAGGAGGATTTTTACGGCTACACAGGGCTTCTAGAATCTTGGGAGGATTTGCAAAAGACCAATGGCCCGGTTCGCCTAAATAGATTCTTCAATCATGTCCAAGACAGGACAATCGTGGACGATGCAACCTAAAACCATCAAATACAGCCAGAGGCTAGGCGACATCATCCGATGCCTTCCGGCCTGCAAATATTTGGCCGACCAAGGGCATGAGGTTTTCTTTGATTGTTTTGCCCAATACCAAGGAGTGTTTGAAATGGTTTCCTATGTGAAGGCGGGGCATGGACAAGGGGAGATAATTGATTTGGAGATTTGGCCGGACAGATATGAAGCATTTATTAAAAGCAAAAAGCCTTGGCATGATTTTGTCTATTTCGATGCAAGAATCAAGGACGCAGACAGGACAAATATCATTCTTGATAATTTACCCAAAGGATTTGCCGAGGGGCTGGAGGGGGATTACCACCTCATCGCCCCCTTCGGCATCTCACAGACAGACAAAAGGAATCCCCTGGAGTTCATCCAAAATGCGGTCAAGGAGCTTGGCAAGGACAACATCGTTATTCTTTGCCCCCCAGAAGTAAGCATCCAAGGATTGCGAACCTACACGGCTCCAACCATTCCAGATTTAGCCAAGGCGGTGAGGGAGGCCGATGAGTTTTGGGCGGTCAATTCCGCCCCCATTATCTTGGCAAGTGCAACAAGAAGGGAAAAGACAAGCAGGCTTTGGGGGGAAAGGGGAGATGCGGCGGTTCAGAATGTGTTTGATTTTGAGGGCTTGGCTAGGATGGATTGACACTAGGGTTGGTTTTGATGGGCGGGGCTATTTCCACTTCTTACTTTGGCACTGACTTACACTACATGATAAATGATTTGTGGGTGAGTGTGACCGGGCTTGCGTCCAATCCAGTCTCCGCCATTGCCACCGACCTAGCCACAGCTTCCGACCTTGATGTTGGAGGGGAGGTTTTTAGGCTCACAAAATCCCTTGTCGTTTGTGCCTCGGCTGTCTCAACCGTGACCATAGGGAACCTTTGCACCCTTGAAAATAAAGAGTTTATGGTTGCCCAATTCTCAACTTCAACCGATGGCCTTTCCTTCACCCTGGACTTGGCCGACCCGACAACCTAAATGGCCTCCATTGAGAGAGAGGTTGAGAAAGGGCTTCTCAACGCCGTCTCTGGCGTAACTGGCGTGAATCCTTATACAAGTGAAAGGGGAGTTGCCAGAACGCTCCCCAGCCTAGTTGCCCAAGCCCAGATAGGGAGCGAGCTTCTTGGAAACTTTACAGGGGTTTTTGCGGTTCCCTCAACCTTAACCTACACGGCAAGGGCGGATTCCTCCAGCCGAGCGGCCTTTGATACGAAATTCCAAAGCATAGTCGCAGAGCTTTATCGTTCCCCTGACTTGGCTTCCTATATGACTAATGTGACTTCTTGCACAATCTATTTGGCAAAAGTGACAGGGGAAAGCCCTTCCATCATCGCCAGAAACAGAACTTGGGCAAGGGAAGTGACCCTGGATGTGAACGCAACGGCAAAGAAATGAGCCAAAGCATACAATTCGAGATTGAGGATGCGGTTGCCGATTTGCTTACAGGCATATCGGGATTGAATGTCTATACATCAAATCGGGTGGGGAGAAGGCTCTTTCCCTTCGCCTCGGTGCAAGCCTCAATCAACACCCAGCTTCTAGGCAACTACACGGGGGTCTATGACTTGAATGTGGCCGTTAATTATTCCGACACGGCGGTCAAGATAAGCCAAGAGGATTTTGATTCCGAATATTGCTCCATCTTTGAAGCGTTTTACTCCGAGACCCCAACCATACTGACCAAGATTCAAGACAATGCCTATAACACAAAGGTGTATATGGCAAGGATTGTAAGCCAAAGCCCGACCATAAGAACCGATAAAAGAGCATGGCAGAGGGGATTGACCCTCAATGTGATAGCCACGCCTAGCGAAACTTCGGATGGGCTTAGGGACTATGACTTTAGCGAGGCACTCAATAGCTTCTATCTTGGGACAATTTAACAAGGGAATGTAAGAAAATGGCACTTCCAATTTTAGACGGCAATCAGTCAGCAACCACGCTTTCAACCATACTTTCGGGGGGAGAGCATACCCCAGCCCATACGGTTGTTTCCCTTGGCTCAACAGCAATCTCCAATATAACAAGTGCGGTTAGCGGAAGCGTTGTCTCCGTCTCCAACTTCCCCGCCACGCAGACCATTGCAGGCACGGT